CTGTGCCCAAGCAACTTGGAATGTGTCAGCGAGAGCGTCGATTGTGAGGTCAGCAGGATTTACACCAACATAACCGTCAATTGTCTTACCAGGCTGAATAAATGCAGCCATTTCTGACTGCATTTATCCACAATGAAAGAAATTTTAAGTTACGCTTCTTCACTTTCCTCTGTTGAGAATACAATGTCATCCTCACTAATTGACACTTCACCATTGGAAATTTCCTCCAACTGTTTCAAAATGTCACCAATGTAGTTCTTCTTGTAATCATCAGCCTCATCCGGTGCAAGCATTCCATGAGCCGTACACAAGACATTTCCCTCATATGTCACCGTATAAGGTGCAGGAAGTTGATTCTTGAGTACCTTGATTTTTGTGTCAATACCATAGTTGTAATTAACACCCTTTGATGATGCTACAAGTTTCTTTGTTGCAGCCTTCAATGTACCACCAAGAAGAATGATAAGTCTCGAAGCGTAATACATTGAATTGCCACCCTTCAAAGAAAGTGATGGTTGTGCCATTGGTGCGGTCATTGAATCAAGCCATACCTTGTTGACAAGAATGAGTGTATTGGTGCATTCTGAAGTCACCTTTCTTGAACGCGGAATTCTGTCATTCACAATACCCTGAAATGCCTGACTGATTGCACCGGCATCAAACATATTGTTACCTACAGCAGATTTGTATGACTTAAATGAGCCAATTGATCCGACTGAATCCCATACAAACATAAAGCCTCTGTCTATTTCGCCCCTGTCTTGTGCATCAAGCAATTCCTTCATACTTGCAGCAATATCTTCAATTACGGCTGTCTTTCTTGCTGCCTTTGTTTCCTTACCGGTTGAATAATCCATCTTACCGTAACGTTCAGCGAGTAGTGCATTGTTAAAATAGATGAAGTCACCTTCATAACTTACTATTCTGCGCTCAATTTTCGTCTCAAATTCATTGGTTTCCTGATTGAATACCTCAACTTCAATATCACCATATACAGGTTCTGCTTCAAGACCCATATTGATTGCATATGTGAAGTCGAAATTATTCTCCGTGTCATAAATTACAGGAATATCACCACGCCTTTGTGCAGCAACGACCGCATGATTTACAAGTGTTGATTTACCAACGTTTGAGTGCCCGACAATTGTGGTAACATAACCGAGCGGTAATCCGGGAATCTTTAAAGCGTCCTGAAAACCCTTTGGCATTATGAGCCACTCGAGTTTCTTGTCTGCATTACCGGAGTCTTTACCTCCGAGTCCGAGACTTGACTTAAATGCACTGATTGAAGTCTTCCCTACTTCTTTCTTTTTTAATGGTTGTTTTGGCATTTTTTAAAAAGGTAATTCTTCTTCATTATTTTCTACAATAACAGTAGTAACTGACTGTTTTGCTTTTTCAATTTCCTTGTCCATTTCGTCTGCTTTGACCTTTGTCTCTTCCTTTTGTTTCTGTACCTCTTCATCTACAACACTCTTTGGCACCCACTTGTTTGCATTCCTGTCAAACCAAGGAATACCGCCTTCATTAAGGATAGAGAGGTAATCGTATGTCTTTGGTACAAATACATCAGACCAAACCTTTGGGTCATCAACCCACTTCTCTATAAGTTCATCGTCTTCAGAGATGGGCTTAATCTTTCCATAGTCAACGATACTTACACTTGTCTTGTTTGTTGGCTTGTTCGTGTTCTTGTCAAGCACTGCGGTTATTGTGACCTTCAAATCCTTTCCCTCATAAAGATCAAGCACATTAAACTCACCGTCTCCTTCCTCAATGCTCTCCCTCATACGTGTCTTGTAGATGTTATTTATCTGATGCATCGGATCCTTCTCGTCTTGTCTGATATTAAATTTCCAAAACTTTGGACCATCTTCCTCATGACCACGTTCAATACAACGGATTATACCAACATCAATTGCTTTATTTGCAAGAGAGATTTTCTTGTAAAGTTCCCTTTCTACGTTATTGTCGGCTTCAGTGAACTTCTTGTACGCCTCCCTGTTCATTTCACAGAACGGGCACTTGTTTCCGTACTTTTCATGATCAATGTCATCAACCTTTTCAAGACATACGTAACTCTTGAAGCCGCTTTCGGAAATTTCTTCAGGAACCTTAATGCTGTGCATCTTGATTACCTTGAACGGTACATACTTTCCACCATCAAGAATTGGAAGTAAACGAATCTTCATCTCCTTTTCCAATTCACCCTTTTTAGTGTCAAGACGAACGTTAAGATAGTTCTTAGCATCAAATGTCGTGTTCTTAACAACCGGTTTAGCATTGTTGTTGTCAAAGTCCTCCATCGCGTCGATGGTAATGTTTTTCTTTTTCAAATCTTCCATTTTTTCTCCGACACCTACTAATTTAACCGGTAGTCCGAGTTCTTTTGCTATAGCTAGAACTATAGCCCCTTTTGCTGACCCATCCAATTTTGTGAGTGCAACAGAAG